CTCCGCCCCTTGCTCAAACGGGCTTGATTCAGGCTAAGATGGGCGCGTCGGACGATATTAAGTCCACGACGGGCTACTATGACTCTAGCCTGGGCGCCACGTCTAACGAGCGGTCGGGTAGAGCCATTCTGGCGCGTGAACGTCAGGGCGATACGGGGTCATATCACTACGTCGATAACCTTGCCCGCGCTATCCGCTACGTCACGCGACAACTCGTGGACTTGATTCCGAAGATTTACGATACCCAGCGTATTGCCCGAATCGTCGGCATTGACGGTGAGACGGGTACGGTGCGGATTGACCCGATGCAGCAAGAGCCTGTCCGCAAGATCATGGATCAGGCTGGCATTGTCATCGAGAAAATCTACAACCCGTCTGTCGGTAAGTACGACGTAGCGGTAACGACTGGCCCGTCCTACCTGACCAAGCGTCAGGAAGCGATGGAGGCCATGTCGCAGATTCTGCAAGCCAACCCGAACCTCTGGCAGGTGGCTGGCGACTTGTTCGTCAAGAACATGGATTGGCCGGGCGCCCAAGAGATTGCTAAACGTCTGGCTAAGACGATTGACCCCAAACTCCTTGCCGACCCGGATGAAGACCCGGCGTTGCAGGCTGCTAACCAGCAGATTGAAGTCATGGGTCAGGAAATGCAGATGATGCAGGAAATGCTCCAGCGCGTCGGTCAGTCAATGGAAGCGACCGAACTGCGTATTAAGGAACAAGAAGCCTCCATCAAGGCTTACGACGCCGAAACCAAGCGCATTAGCGCCGTTCAGGCGGGCATGTCCGAAGAGCAGATTCAGGACATCGTGATGGGTACTATTTCAGGTATGATGTCAAGCGCAGATTTAATGCCTATGGAAGTTCCACGTGAAACTCCTGACATGGGCGAGGGAATGGTATGAAACCGGCTGATTTTGTAGGCATGTTGTTCCTAGCGCGGGATGTGACCCATTCCGTGCATCTGAACACCCGTAGTTATGCCAAACACAAGGCGTTGGGTAAGTTTTATACCGGCGTAGTTGATCTTGCCGATGCGTTTGCGGAGGCTTATCAAGGTCGTCACGGCCTGATCGGGCCGATCACGCTAATGTCGGCTAAGAAGACCAGCAATGTCGTCGAGTTTCTGCAAGACCAGTTGGCTGAAATTGAGGCCAATCGGTATAAGTTCTGCGACAAGGAAGAAACGTCGATTCAGAACATTATTGACGAGATTGTCGCGCTTTACCTCAGCACTTTGTACCGGCTTAGGTTTTTGGCGTGAAACGACGAGAGGCAAAAGCCCTAGGATTGCCAAAGTACAGCACGGGCAAACCGTGTAAAAAGGGGCATTTGTCTGAAAGATATACAAAAACCTCCCATTGCGTAGAGTGTGCTACTAAGGAATCTGCGGTTTGGAGAAAGGAAAATCCTGAGTCTTATCACAAGTCATGGCGCAAATGGCTTGAGTCAAACCGTGAATTACACGGGACTCGCGTAAGACGATGGCAAGACGGCAATAAAGAAAAAGTCGCTGCTGACCGTAAAAAATGGGAATTGGCAAACCCTGATAAGGTGCGCGAAAAAGTTAAACGATGGCGGCAAAAGTATCCTGAAAAATATACGGCTATGGCGGTTGCCAGCGTTGCTAGACGCGCTAAACGCGTGCCAAAGTGGCTCACGTCTGAAGACAAATGGCTTATGACGCAGTTTTATGATGTGGCAAAATTGCGAACAAAGGCGACAGGTGTTACTTGGGAAGTTGACCATGTAACTCCGTTGCGGGGCAAGTTGGTGTCTGGGCTGCATGTTCCGGCTAACTTGCAAGTTATTTTGAAATCGGAAAATCGCGCAAAACGAAATTTTGTAAGCGCAAACTTGGCTTGAGGTATAGACAATGCAATTACTTAATCCGCTGAACGACAGTCTGTTCCCGGCCAAGACTGCCTCTTATACGGGTACTGCCGGGTCTACAGGCACTTGGGACGCTGGCGTTGAGGGTGTTGTGGTGTGGGCTACGACCGCCGCTTATATCGTCGTTGGCGAAGGCGTGACGGCAACCACCAGCAGCACGCCGATCCCGGCTAACGTCCCTGTGCCGTTTATCGTACCTAAGGGTACGGGCGCTCCGTGGCGCGTATCGGCTATCCAGGTTGCGGCTGGTGGTAGCGTGTACGCAAAGCCGATTAGCGGCAACTAATGACTGTTTTCTACGGCATTGCCCCGTCAAATGGTATAGCCGTTGGGCTAGGGTCGATTATTCCGTTGGGAATACCGCCTGATCCAGATGCGTTGGTAGGCAACCTAGAACTTGAAGACGGCGATAATTTGCTGCTGGAAGACGGCGGCTACATTCTTTTGGAGTAATTCCACATGGCTGACCAGAAAATCTCCCAACTCTCTTCCGGCGCACCGGCACTAGGCACGGACGAGTACGTCATTGCCCGATCTGGCGCAAACTACAAACTTACCGGCACCAACCTGCTGACGCTGGTTACTAGCACGGCTAATACGTTTACCGCTGCTCAGTCTTTGTCTTCGGGCAATTTGAAGATGACCGGCTCTACCTCTGGCACGGTCACCTTTGCGGTTCCGGCTATTGCTGGTACCAACACGGTGACGTTCCCGGCAGAGACGATGACGGTCGGCTTCCGCAACGTCCCGCAGTCGGGTTCTGCCAAGACGGCAAACTACGATCTCGTCGTTGGCGATGTCGGTAAGTTCATCGAGGTCGGTGCTTCTGGCGCGATTACGATTCCGGATGCAACTTTTGCCGCTGGCGACATCGTATCTATCTTCAACAACACCTCGGGCAACATCACGGTTACTTGCACGATTACGACCGCGTATATCGCGGGTACGGACTCTGACAAGGCAACGGTGACGCTTGCAACTCGCGGCGTGGCGACGATCCTGTTCTTGTCAGGTACGGTCTGCGTCATCTCTGGCAATGTGAGTTAAGCCATGAGCGGTATCATGCAGATGCTGCTGGCTGCAAAGGGAGCGCCTGCCGCTACCCCTGACGTTGAATATCTCGTCATTGCGGGCGGTGGCGGTGGTGGTGGCGGCTATACCATTACTAGTGGAAGTGTTGAGTATCAGTTTGGCGGTGGCGGTGGTGGAGCGGGTGGATACCTTACCGCAAGTGGTTTCGCAGTAGCAGCGGGAGTTGCCATAACAGTAACTGTTGGCGCAGGCGGAAACGGCGGGTCAGCCAATGGATCGCAAGGCAGTAACTCCGTATTTTCATCAATCACCTCAACCGGAGGCGGGCTTGGGGGTGGCGTTAGTTCTTTTACTGCTCAATCTAAAAACGGTGGAACCGGCGGCAGCGGCGGTGGCGGTAACGGCGGTTATGTATTTGATAACAACACGAGCCAACTTGATTCATACGCAGGAAATGGTGGTGCTTTAACATCCGGGCAAGGATATAACGGCGGCGGCGGCAGCGGCGGCGGAAGCAGCGTTGCAGGCGGCGGCGGTGGCGCTACCGAATCTGGAAATTCAGACGGCCCCGGTTACGGTGGCGACGGCCTTTCTTCTTCAATAGACGGGACGGCAACGGTTCGCGCTGGCGGTGGTGCAGGCGGATTTACATCTAATGCTGGCGGCACAGGCGGCGGTGGAAACGAAAACACGGCTGGCACGGCTAACACAGGCGGCGGTGGTGGTGGCGGAAAAGCCGCTCTTGGGTTTAATCAGTCTGGCGCGAATGGCGGTTCTGGAATTGTCATTATTCGGTATGCAGACACATACCCTGCGGCAACTGCTACAACCGGCTCACCAACGATCACGACATCTGGCGGTTATCGCATTTACAAGTGGACAGCCTCCGGCTCCATTACGTTTTAAGGAATCATCATGGCGCACTTTGCACAACTTGATGAAAACAATGTCGTTACGCAAGTAATCGTCGTTCACAACAGCGATTTAGTTGACGAAAACGGCAACGAGTCGGAAGCCAAGGGCATTGCTTTTTGCCAATCGCTTTTTGGTGCAAACACCCATTGGGTGCAGACTAGTTACAACGCCAATATCCGCAAGCACTATGCCGGTGCCGGATTTACCTACGACACGGCGCGTGATGCGTTTATCCCGCCAAAACCAGAAGCGTTCCCGTCGTTTGTTTTGGACGAGGCAACTTGCACATGGAAGCCGCCTATCGAGCGCCCGACAGATACCGTGTACCGATGGGATGAGCCGTCTGTTTCTTGGGTCGCTGTGCCGCAACCGTATTCATCATGGGCTGCTTCTGGCGATCCGTTAGTATGGACGCCTCCCACGCCAATGCCTGTGGACGGCAAACGGTACAAGTGGGACGAGCCGTCTTTGTCTTGGGTTGAGATTTCGCAGGAGTAATTATGGCTACTTGGAAAGTCACCCGAATAGAAACATCTAGCGTTAGCGGCTTGAGCGATGTGATCGTTCGCTGCACGTTTGATGTGCTGGTGTCTGACGGCGCTAAACACGGCTATACGTTTGGCGAGGTAGCCTTACTGCCGCCCGATGCTGCCGCTTTTGTGGCGTTTGACTCGGTGACTCACAAGCAGGCCGTGGCATGGGTAAAGCAAGCCCTCGGCGCTGCTGCTGACGAATACGAGGCTAAGGTGCAGGCGCAGGTGGATAACCAGCCAGAGCCGGTCTCGTTTGTGCGGTTGCCTTGGAGTAAGTGACCATGAGTACCATTAAGATTTCGCAACTGCCTAATGCTTCTCAGCCGCTTACGGGCGCTGAGTTGGCGCCTGTGGTTCAAGGTGGCGTTACCAAGAAAACGCCTGTTAGCGCCTTTGGTCAGATGGCAAGCGTTAAAACGTATGGCGCCGTAGGTGATGGCGTAACGGATGATACCGCCGCTTTTGCGGCTGCTTTGGCCGCGTCTACGGCAGTCTATGTTCCGCCTGGCACCTACAAGATCACCTCGACCTTGACGGTGCCGAACAATACCAGTCTGATCGGCGCAGGAAGAGGCACGACTAGACTTCAGAAGTTTTTTAACGGCGACATGATGACTCTCGGCAACTACTCAAGCCTTTCTGGTTTGTGGCTTGACGGGCAGGGCAGCACTCTCTCCTACACCGGCCAAGGCGTTGTCATTAATAACGGCGTAGGTCGGCAAAGCATCACCAACTGCCGCATCACCAACTTTCTCAATGGCGCCTGTTTGTACTTCTTCTCGCAAGGCGGCCCGCAATGTTCCGTGTTTGACCTGATCGCCTCGCAGACTAACGGCGCAACCGGCACAGGCAACTTTGCTATTGTCATTCAAGACACGGGTAGTGTGGAGTCTGGTGCCTTTCCGCGTAAGTTCTCGCACATCGAAACGAACGGGTTCTGCTCGTTTTCGTTTGGCTCAAGCAACAACACGTACGTTTCAAACAGTTTTTTGGCTGACTTGTTTTACAGCCTAAACTCTCGCGCTACATTAATAACGAATTGCCGTATTGCCAATCAGGCTGCTCTTTTAATTCAAGGTAACAACCACACGATCATTAGTTGCGCGATCACGCCGCAGATTACGATTCAAACTACCTCTGACAACATCGCGTTGCAGGGCAATAGTTACAACAATCTGCCGATCATTGATAACGCTAACAACTCTCGAAACCTGTTGGATTCGTGGCGGTTAGCGTATACGCCTGTATTGACGGCTGGCACCACCCCTCCTGTGTTGGGTAACGGAACAATCGCTGGAACTTACTTTCGCAACGGTGCTATTACGACCGTTGCGGGCGAACTAAACATTGGAAGCACGACAACCCTTGGCACCGGCATCCTTAAGATTTCTCTGCCATACGCCATGAAAAACGACATCAACTTTGCTGGCGGTGTTGTTTACATGAACATTGGTGGAACGATCTACGAGGGTTTTGCACAAATTGCAACCGGAGCCTCAGTCATTGAGTTGTTACGCGATACATCCGGGTCGGTGACATATAACAGTCCCGGCACGTTTGGAACTGGCGACTTTATTCGCTGGTCTGTTACGTTCCCGAACTAATAGGGCGCACACATGACTACTATTAAGATTTCTCAGTTGCCGGATGCAACAACCCTTACGGGAAATGAAGTGTTCCCTTTAGACCAGGCTGGCGTTACTAAAAAAGCGCCTGTTTCGGCTATCTTGCCATTTGCAAACGTCAAGTCGTATGGCGCGGTAGGCGACGGCGTTACTGACGATACGGCGGCAATTCAGGCTGCGGTAAATGCGTCGGACGGAGTGTTTTTTCCGACCGGCACTTACAAAATTAGTTCCGCAATTACCCTAAAAACCAACAGCACTGTTTTTGGCGAAGGGTCGTCGTCTGTTATTTTGTACACCGGCACAGCAGGCGGCCAAGGCGGCCTTTTTGCTAACTCGGGGTCTGCAACGGCGTATGTTGAAAACATTACGATTAGCGACCTTAAAGTGCTGGGGCAGGTTGCTACCCTTGGGTTTAGCGAATTTGTGCATTTGATTTCGCTCAACGGTGTGCGTAATGCTGTTGTCGAGCGTTGCACGGTTGAAGGTTTCCGTGGAGATGGCATCTACCTTGGTAGCGGTGACCTTGCTGGTCAAGAGCGTCACAACATCAATGTGACCGTGCGGGATTGCTATATCGACGGAGTTAACAAGGACAACCGCAACGGTATTAGCATCATTGATGGCACCGGCATCAACATTGATAACAACTATTTTGCCAACACCACGCGCACTAACATGCCTGGCGCGATTGACGTTGAGCCGGACGTAAACGTCTATCACATCATTCGTGACATTAGCATCCGCAACAATCGGATGTTTAATTGCGGCGGTAACGTAGCCAACATCAGCATCTTTTTGCCGTCGGCTGCGTACACCACAATGCCGAATGGTTTTAATATCGAAAACAATTACATCCAAGGCTCAACCAATGCTTACGGTATTTATTTTACCTTTGGCAATTCCAGTGGGCCTGCGCTGACCGAATCCACACCGGAGTTTGGAATTCGCATCAGCAAGAACGTAGTCAACTATGGCAGCGTTACTGGTCGCGGATTTGGCCTTGGAAACGCTAACGACACGATCATGGAAGGCAACGAGTTTAGTGGCGGCACCACGTCGTTTATTGGCGGCGCTGGGGTCAACGTGCTGGACATTACGCTGCGAAACAACATGTTTGTAGACGTACAGTACGGCGTCGATCCGTTTGCTGTTGCCGTGTACACCGGTAGTCGCATTAAGTTTGAAAGCAATACGTTCAAGGACTGCGGCCCTGCGGTTGGCGTTTTGGGTGGCGGCATCGAGTTTGCTTCTGGCACCACCTCGTATGTAGACATTATCGGCAACATCTTTGTGTCGCCGGGTGGTTCGTTTACGCAGCAGGCCATTCGTGATTCTGCCCATACGTTTACGTCGGCAACAAACAGGTTGATTGGAAACTCGTTGATTGCTGGCGCAAACAACTTTGTCGCCGCAATTAACCTAAACAACTACCCGACCAACATTTACAACAACATCCCCAACTTTGGCGTTAATGCTGTCCCGTCTGCGTATCGCCTGTCGGTTGATGGCGCTGCTACCAACGCGGCACTGTTTGATAACGACGATACAAACGTTCAAATTACCTCGACCAACGGCACGGTAAATCAAGCCTCTGGTTATGCGATTGGTGGGTTTGCGTACGACGGCACTCTGAACAGCAATCCTTGGGGCGTTGTGACAAACAACACGCCTCGTATGCAGGTTGATATTTACAACAATATCATCGTGACAAACGCTGCTAGAGCAACCACTGCCACGGATGGGTTTTTATATTTGCCCTCTTGCCCCGGAGTTCCGACAGGAGTTCCGCGAACATATACAGATGCTGTTCCGATGATTATAGATAGCACTAACCACAGACTGTACTTTTACAGCGGCGGTTCTTGGCGTAACGCTGGCCCTTAATCGGATAGGTGACGCATGATTACTTGGAAAATTGTAAGCGTTGATGTTGCACCTGTCGTTGGCGACCGCAACAACGTGGTTGTTATGGCTCGATGGGTCTGCCAAGCGACACAAGGCGGAAAGTCGGGTGCTGCACTTGGGGCTACGGCTCTTGGTGCGCCGGGTAACTCGTTTGTTGCCTACAACGATCTGACCGAAGAGGCTGTTTTGGCGTTTTGCTGGGACAACGGTTTAGACCGCAACGCGGTTGAAGCCAAGGCCAAAGCGGACTTGGATAACGTTTTAGCGGCATCGGTAGTGTCCCCGGAACTTCCGTGGCAACCGTTGCATATAAACAACTTGTAAGTTAAAGTTTAACCGTACTGGTGCGGTTCACCAGGTTTCCGTAAGGAAGGTTATGTCGGACGAAAACGTAGTCCCTGAAGTCGTAGCGGAGGTTTCCGCGCCGGAACCGGTGGTCACGGCTACCCCGGAACCCGAAGTAGTTGCAGAAACGCAACAGCCGGAGGAAAAGCCAGCCAAATCGTTCTCTCAAGAAGAGTTGGACGCGATGGTCGGCAAGAGGCTTGCACGGGAACGTCGCAAGTGGGAAAGGGAGCAGGCGCTAAAGGCCACGCCGTCACAGGCTGAAGCCGCTGCCCTGCCGAGCAGAGACGAGGACCCGGACGCATACGCAGAGGCTTTGGCCGAGCGTAAGGCTACCGAACTCCTCGCTCGACGTGAGGCAGAGCGGGAGCAAATGGCTCTCCTAGAGGCTTATCACGACCGCGAAGAAGCAGCGCGTGACCGTTACGATGACTTTGAACAAGTCGCGTACAACAACGCTCTGCCCATTACGACCGTGATGGCTCAGACGATTCAGGCTTCGGAATTAGGACCCGATATTGCATATCACTTGGGTTCTAATCCCCGCGAGGCTGAACGTATTTCCCGCCTGTCGCCGTACTTGCAGGCAAAGGAGATCGGGAAGATTGAGGCCAAGTTGGCCGACAGTCCTGCCCCGGTCAAAAAGACAACCAGTGCGCCCCCGCCGATTAAGCCTGTCACGGCTAAAGGCGCTGGCACTCCGGTCTACGACACGACAGACCCACGGTCAATTTCGGCCATGAGCGCGTCAGAGTGGATCGAGCGCGAGCGTCAGCGACAGATTAAACAGTGGGAAGCGCGTCGTAACCGCTAACTTCTTTTAGAGGACACTTAAAGTGGCTAATACACTTCTTACTATCGACATGATCACGCGGAAAGCGTTGGAGATTCTTGAAAACAATCTCGTGCTGACCCGCAACGTAAACCGCCAGTACGACGACTCCTACGCCGTCGAAGGCGCCAAGATCGGCACCACGCTGCGTATCCGCTTGCCGGACCGCGCTCTCGTGACCGACGGTGCTGCCCTTCAGGTGCAGGACGACAACGAGCAGTTCACCACGTTGACCGTTGCTTCGCAGAAGCACATCGGCGTGAACTTTACGACTGCCGAAATGACCATGCAGTTGGACGACTTCGCCGAGCGCGTGCTGAAGCCGCGTATCAGCCAGTTGGCCGCCAGCATCGACGCCGACGTTGCTAACTCGTTCCTGAACATGTATCAGGCGGTTGGCACCCCCGGCACGACCCCGAGCAGCACCGCTGTTCTTCTCGCTGCCCAGCAGAAGTTGAACGAGTCGGCTGCCGTGATGTCGCCGCGTTATGTCACCGTGAACCCGGCTGCGAACGCCGCGCTCATCGAGGGCATGAAGGGCTTGTTTAACCCGGTCAGCACGATCTCGTCGCAGTTCAAGAACGGCATGTTTGGCGAAGGCATCCTTGGGTTCGAAGAACTCAACATGTCGCAGTCAATCAAGCAGTTCACGACTGGCAGCCGCTCGGGCGCTCACACGGTCACGACCACTGTGACGGCCCAAGGTACTGCTGCTATTGCCATCACCGGCACTGGCACGCAGACCATCAAGAAGGGCGACGTGTTCACGATTGCGAACGTCTACGCGGTGAACCCGCAGACCCGCGAATCGACTGGCTCGCTCCAGCAGTTCGTCTGCACGAAGGACGTTGCGGCGACCGGCGGTGCGTATGCCTCGGTTGAGATCAGCCCGGCGATCTACACCTCGTCGAACGCTCTTGCAACCGTTGACTCGTTCCCGCAGTCTGGCGCTGCCATCACCTTCTTGGGTGGTGCTTCAACCCAGTACCCGCAGAACCTCGTGTACCACAAGGACGCGATTGCGTTTGCCACGGCTGACCTCCTGCTCCCGCAGGGCGTTGACATGGCTTCGCGTCAGGTCCACAACGGTGTGTCCATGCGCGTTGTCCGTCAGTACGACATCAACAACGACCGTATGCCGTGCCGTATCGACGTGCTGTATGGCTACTCGGTGATTCGCCCGCAGATGGGCGTGCGTCTCTGGGGCTAACCCTTAACTTAATTCACGGAGTAATTCAAAATGGCACTTCCTAATGGCGCTGGTGGTTATCAGGTTACAGACGGCAACGTCGGCGAACCGATCCTGTTTGTACAGGGCGCTCCGACGGCTCTGACTGCGGCTGCTACGGCAACTGCTGCTCAGTTGGCTAATGGCCTGTTTACCTTTAATGGCACGGCTGGCGACTTGACGCTGCCTTCTGTTGCTGACCTTGAAATCTACGTTTCATCTGCCTCAAAGGTGGACGCTGCGTTTGACTTCTTTGTCATCAACATCGACGCGGGTACGGACGACGTAACCGTGGCGATTGGCACGGGCTGGACGCTGGTTGGCGCTGGTCAGGTTGATAACGGTACTTCGGGTCACTTCCGCGCTCGCAAGACGGGCGACGGTACGTGGACCTGCTACCGCATTTCGTAATGGCAACGCCCCCGGCAGAGCGATCTGTCGGGGGTATTACCTAAAGGGGTATTTCTATGCCTAATACACAGGCGATTGGCGTTGCCTTTTCGGACCAAGCAATTATCAACGGAAGCCTTGATTCCGCGACCCTCGTTAACTCTAACGTGCGTAGCGGTTTCACCGATGCACAGCAGGGCGCGACGATTGCGGTAGCCACGGGTAACAATGACGTTTATGTCATTGCCCCTGCTGCCGGAACGTTGAACGCGGCGTGGTTTTCGGGCGTTGATGCGCTGACGGCGAGCGACAGCAACTACATTACGTTCTCAATTACCAACCTTGCAACGACCGGCTCTGGCACGACGGCAATGCTCGCGGCAACTGACGCGAACACGACCAAGGCCACGGGCGGCACTGGGCTTTCAGCGAACGCACGTCGAGTGCTGACGCTAAACGGCACGGCAGCGAATCTTGTTGTGGCGGCGGGCGACCGTCTCCGCATCCGAGCCGCTGTTACGGGTACGCTGGCGAACACCGTCACGTTCCCCGTTTATAGCCTGCAATTCACTGTTGCCTAATATGCCGAATATCTACCTTCGTCATCACAAGCACGGCGAGAAAGTAGCAATCTCGGTGCTTGAAGCGCGGGAAGATATGGAGCATGGGTGGGAGGAGTTTGACCCCTCTGACCCGGATGATTCAGAATCCCCGGTGTCGGCAAACTTGTCGGCATCGGGGACTTCTGATAACGCACTAAGGGCGCGACGACGACGCCGGGAGTAATACATGGCAACCACCGCTGCTGACCAGATCAACGGTGCGCTGCGTCTGATCGGGCAATTGGCAGAAGGTGAAGTGCCTTCGGCAGCCACGTCTCAAGACGCCCTCGCTGCTCTAAACCAGATGCTTGACTCTTGGAGTACGGAGCGTCTGGCGGTCTTCTCGACCCAAGATCAAGTCTACAACTGGCTGCCTACCGTCCGTAACATTACGATGGGGCCGACCGGCACGTTTGTGGCCGAACGTCCGATCCTAATGGACGACGCTACCTATTTCCGTGACCCATCGACCAACGTGTCGTATGGCATCAAACTGATCAATAACGAGCAATACAACAATATTGCTGTTAAAACAGTGACCTCAACTTATCCACAGTTGATGTGGGTCAACATGACCTACCCCGACGTGGAGATTTACATTTACCCAGTACCGACCAAGATACTGGAGTTCCACTTTGTGTCGGTGCGCCCGCTGGCTCAACCGGCCACGCTAGACACTAACCTTGCGTTCCCGCCTGGATACCTGCGTGCGTTCCGCTTTTGCTTGGCCTGTGAACTTGCAGCCGAGTTCGGTGTCGAACCTTCTCCGCAGGTGCAGCGCATTGCAATGACCAGCAAGCGCGACCTGAAGCGCATCAATAACCCGGATGACTTGATGGCAATGCCAGCGGCACTGATCGTCAACCGTCCGCGCTTCAACATCTTCACTGGAAACTTCTAAGTGAAGACGCCGATCTTAGGGTCGTCGTATGTTATTCGGTCGGTTAACGCTGCCGATAACCAGATGATTAACCTGTACCCAGAAGTGGTGCCAGAGGGCGGCAAGGAGCCTGCCTACCTGCAACGCTGCCCCGGCCTGTTGTTTCGCAAGACGGTTGGCACCGGCCCGATTCGCGGGTTGTGGACGCTTGGCGATTACCTGTACGTCGTTTCGGGCAACGAGTTTTATAAGTTAGACCGTAATTACAATTTTACCGGGCTAAACCAACTGTTGATGGAAGATGGCGGATTCATCTTGTTAGAAGATGATGAGACTATTCTTCTTGAAAACGGATTGTCGTCGTATGTAGGTTTAATTTCTGGCACCGGCCCGGTGTCTATGGCAGATAACGGCACGCAGATATTTATTGCCGCCAATCCTGATGGGTATATCTACAACAGCGTTACGGACGCTTTCCAACAGATTACCGACCCGGACTTTCCGGGCGCTGTCACGGTTGGCTACCTTGACGGTTACTTTGTGTTCAACGAGCCGAACTCGCAAAGAGTGTGGGTAACAAGCCTATTGGATGGCTTGTCAGTTGACCCCTTGGATTTTGCGAGCGCGGAGGGTTCACCAGACGGGCTAGTCTCTCTGATCATTGACCACCGTGAAGCGTGGCTGTTCGGCACGAACTCGGTGGAGGTCTGGTACAACTCGGGCGACCCTGACTTCCCCCTTACCCGCATCCAAGGCGCTTATAACGAGATTGGCTGTATTGCGCCGTACTCCGTCGCCAAGATGGATAACTCCGTCTTTTGGCTAGGCGCAGACGCTCGCGGTCAGGGTATCGTCTATCGAGCCAACGGTTATCAAGGCATCCGTGTATCTACTCATGCCGTTGAGTTTGCTATTCAAGGTTATGGCGATCTGACTGACGCGGTTGGGTATACCTACCAGCAGGACGGTCACACGTTCTACGTGTTGAACTTTACTAACGCTGATACTACTTGGGTGTTTGACGCCGCTACGGGTGCTTGGCACGAGCGTGCAGGATTCCGCAACGGCGACTTCAAGCGCCACCGAGGAAACAATCACGCTCGGTTTAACGGCGTGCCGATTGTGGGTGATTACCAGAACGGTAAGTTGTACGAGTTTGACCTAGACGTATACGCCGATGACGGGCAAACACAGAAGTGGTTGCGCCGCTGGCGTGCATTGCCGACTGGCGCTAATGACCTCAAGCGCACTGCTCACCACTCGCTTCAAATTGATTGCGAGACAGGCGTTGGCTTAAACGGTATTGATCCGTTTGACCCGCCTGTAGAGATTACGACCGAAGCGTCTATTTGGCTTAATACTGAATCAGGCGCGCCAAACCTTGTTGCTAACCTTGGCACCAACGTGCCGCAAGACATCAACACGCAGAACGATCTGTACACACTTGGCGTGCTTGAAGACCCAGGCTTAACGCTGGCTGTTGATACGCCGACCGTAGTGGGCGCTAACCCGCAGTTGATGCTGCGCTGGTCGGATGATGGCGGCCACACTTGGAACGGCGAGCGCACGACCTCGATGGGTCGCACCGGACAATACGGTACTCGCGCTATCTTCCGCCGCCTTGGCATGACGCTAAAACTGCGTGACCGTGTGTATGAGGTTAGCGGCACCGATCCGGTTAAGGTTGCCATTATGGGCGCTGAACTTCAGATTAGTCCGACGGCATCATGACGCAAAACATCACGCAAATCCCTGCCCCGCGTGTTCCGTTCCTTGATGAACGGACGGGCTTGGTTTCGCGTGAATGGTTCCGCTTTCTTAACAATCAGTACCAACTGACGGGTGGCGGAACTACGTCCACCTCTATTGCTGACCTTGAGATTACGCCGTCGCTGGCCGCTAACGTCGAGGACGAGGTAGCGGTACTGCGCGGCAATATTGACGATTTGCAAAAAGGGCCGCCTCGGTTTGAGCCGGGGTTGATCAATTACGGATCATTTTTCTCAACGCAGACGCAAGCCGCAACGGTTATCAATACGGCTAAAGCCATTACGTACAACAACGCCGATCCTGCTTATGGCGTGTACCGCGATCCCGCTGATAGCAGCAAGATCAAGGTCACGCGCCCCGCTATCTACAACGTGCAGTTTTCTATTCAAGTAGACAAAACTTCGGGTGGCTCAGGGCAACTTTATATTTGGCCTGCTATCAACGGTACGGCTGTGGCTAACTCTGCATCGTTGATTCAGATTCAAGGCAACAACGCGGAAATCTTTTCCGCCGCTAACTTTTTCTTGCCGTTGTCTAACGGCGATTACTTTCAGTTGTACTTTTCCGTCAGTGACTTAAGCGTGCAGTTGCAGCAATTTGCGGCTGCCGCTCCTGTCCCAGCCATACCTTCTATCATTTTGACTGTTATGCAGGTGTATGTATGACCGTTTACCTTTCAGCCTTTGCTGGCGCCGGAGCGCAGTTCTTTACCGACGACAACTCAGTGCTGTCGGGCGGAAAGATTTACACCTACGCTGCTGGCACCACAACCCCGCAGACGACTTATACGTCGGTGCTAGGCACGTCTGCTAATGCCAATCCCATCATCCTTAACTCTGGCGGCAGACTGCCGGAGGACATGTGGCTGTCGGAAGGCGTGCTGTATCGGTTTGTGCTTACCGACGCTAACGATGTGCAGATTGGCGAATACGACGACATCGGCGGTATCAACGACGTATCTACGCAGTCTATTGCGTGGTCCACCATTACCGGCACGCCGACGACGGTGGCTGGCTATGGCATTACCAACGCCCTAACGACGACGGCTGCTGCGGCAACCTACGCTCCGATTGCCTCGCCCACGTTCACCGGCACGCCGCTGATTCCTGATAACGCAACGACTAGCGTTAATTACGCCGTAGGCTATCGAGAGGCTCCGCAGAACAGCCAAACGGCTAACTACCAGTTAGTGCTGGCAGATCGCGGCAAGTCCATCCTAATGAACGGCTCGTCGCTGACGCTGACAATTCCGGCTAACTCGGCTGTGGCGTTCCCGGTCGGCACGGTCATTATTGTGGTCAACCTCAACGCTACGGCGCTGTCAATTGGCATTACGACTGACACGCTGACGCTGGCTAACAGCACGACGACCGGCACTCGCACCCTTGCGCGTAACGGCTTGGCTACCTGCGTCAAGATTGGCTCAACCTCGTGGCTGATCAGCGGAGCAGGGTTGACCTAATGGGCGGCGCTACCTTAGCAGCGGCGATTGCAGGCACGACCGGAGGAGCCGGTGCGGGCGTTGTTGATTACTCGTCCGGGTCTGGGTCGGTCACGATCCCTGCCAGCGCTACGGGCGTCACCATCGAGGTATGGGGTGCAGGTGGTGGTGGCGGCTACGGTACGGTAACCAACATCTTTGGTGAGTTTGCCTACGAGCCGCAGGAGAACCCTGGTGGCGGTGGAGGCGGGGGTGCCTACTCCAAGACTGTACTCGTTCTAACTGGCCCAGATGCTGGTAAAACGATCCTGTACACTGTCGGCGTGGCTGGCACAGGCGGCTCACTTGGCGATGCGGTAGGCGGTGCTGGCACTCAGTCAGTGGCGTATGCCGGAACGTATGCGCTGCCCGAGATGATCGCAACTGGAGGCTTTGGAGGTTACGGTGGTATCGGTATCTTCGGCAGTCAGCAGGGTGCTGGCGGCACGGCCTCTGGGGGCAATACGACCAACACTAACGGCAACGGCGGAGCGGCTTTTACGCAGACAGGTGCGGCTGCAATCGCTGGTGTGGGTAGCCTTACTGGTGGCGCTGGCGGTGACGGTGGCGATCCGGTAGAGGGCGGTGCCGCTGGCCTGTCTGGGTCTAATGGCCGCGTCCGAATGGTCTTTACCTTTTAGGTGACACATGGCAGTTAACGTCAAAGTCCTGATCCCCGCAAAGATTGCGGAGAACACCCAAGTAACTCAATACATTGCCCAGAACGTGTCGGCCATTATCGACAAGTTCACGGCGACTAACTACAGCGCTGCGGCGGCTACCATCTCGATTAACCTTGTGACGCAGTTTGACTCCTCGGGCAACCAGAACTTGATCATTAAGAACAAGACGCTGTTGCCAAGCGAGACGTATACGTTCCCCGAACTGGTCGGCCACGTCCTGCAACCGGGCGGGTTTATCTCAACGATTGCCGGTACGGCGTCGGCTATTAACATCCGTTCGTCGGGGCGAGAAGTCTCGTGACGACTGCCGAATACTGGCTAACGGAGAACTTTAGGGAACTCGGGCTACCGCCTGACGCGGCGGCTTGGCTACTAGACCTGTGGAAAGTAACGCAGGTATTTGACGACGTGGCTGACGGCGACCCGGTAGACCGGGATGCGCTGGACGACACGGTATGGCGCTGCCTCGTCAATATGCCTGCAAACAGTTTCTTTATGGCTAATGCTAGTCAGTTATTGCCAGCATTGGCTACGTCAATTTGTAAGTGGAAAGCGTCGGATGACGCCGAACGGTCAGGTCGGGCGGACGAGAAGTCGTTTGTCTGGCGTGCCGCCTATTACGACATTGTGTTGTTAACGGTGCTGTTGTGTCTTGGCCGTGAGTCTGCTATGGAAAAAGCAGGTGCGGTAATGGCACTATACGGCGAAGATTTTGCGAAGTATCGCGAGGAATTCCCTCATGCCTGATCCAATTTCAGCCACAGTTGCCGCAGTAGGTAGCGTTGGCAGCGCAGCAATCGGCTCTCGTGGCGCTAAAAAAGCGGCACAAGCGCAAGAACGCGCATCCCAGCAAGCGCAAGACGTTCAAAGAGAAATCTTCGAGCGTCAAACTGAACTGCAAGAGCCATTCCGTCAGGCGGGTATTTCGTCGCAAAACGAACTAATGCGTCTACTCGGTATTGGCGGAGACGCTTCTGCTGCTGACTACGGGATGCTTACCCGTCAGTTTGGCGAGCGCGATCTGCAAATGGACCCCGGCTACGGCTTCCGTCTACGTGAAGGCGAGAAAGCCCTTGAGCGTATGCAGTCTGCTCGCGGCAATATGCTCTCTGGTGGAGCAATTAAAGCCGGTCAGCGGTTTGGGCAGGACTTAGCGTCTCAGGAATACATGAACGCTTTTAATCGAGCGCAAGCCCAACTTGGTACACGCTTGGGAACGCTTGGTAGTCTGTATGGCGCCGGTCAAACTGCCGCGCAGCAGGTTGCAGGACAGGCCGGTCAGTATGGCGCCAACGTTGGCAACCTTATGATGAGCGGCGGTCAGGCTCGCGCTTCCGGCTACTTAGGTCAGGCTAATGCGCTTTCCAACGCGCTTGGTCAGGCTGCTATGGGATACGGCATGTATAAGGGCGGATATTTTGGCCCGACTAGCGTAACGCCAGGTGGCGGCTCAAATCTGCAAGCATTGAATTACATGGGTCCGCAATACGGAAATTTGGGGTAAGCCATGGCAGTCATCGGCGCAACACAACTTGAAGCACCCAATATGCTTGGGTCATTCGTTGGCGGTTTAGAGGCTGGCCGAAGTGCATTAGCGCAACGGCGCAAAGAAGCCGAAGCATTGCAATCGCAACGCCAAAAAGAGGCTTTAAACTTACTTATTACCAGCGGCGCAGCAGACACGCCGGAAGGTCGAAATGCGCTGGCTCGTATGCCTGGTGGCTTTGAAGTTCTTAGCGCCTACGGTGAATCCCAAGAAAAACTTGGCAAAGGATTAGAAGCCCAAACTAAAGGCTTGTCTGATCGGTTGCAACTTTGGAAACGAATGTTGCCTTCTGACCCTGCGGGCGCCGCTCAATGGGTTCAGTCTGCTTATGCCGATCCGATTGTTGGGCCAGAATTGGCAAAGTTGGGAAGCAAAGAAGAAGTTACGGCTAACATTCCTACTGATCCTGCTAAATACATGCAATGGGCAGAAGGCGTGTCGATGTTTGCGGATGAGTACGCAAAGCGCCGAACTATGACTGCTGAACAGTTATCTACGGCAGAAACCGCCCGTCGCGGCCAAGATATTACGGCTGCTACCGCCCGCCGTGGTCAAGACATTGAAGATGCCACCAAGCGCCGTGGTCAAGACCTTGAAAAAGATACTAAAGAGCGTCAGCAAAATCTTGAAACGTTCTTTGGTAAAGATAAAACCGGAAAGGAAGCGGCTAAGGATGTTGCTGGTGCTGAAGCGTTCCAAGGTGTTATTGATGAAATGCGAACCGCTTACAATGAGTTGGATCGCTTGAACGCTATCCCCAGCAGCCAAAGGCGCACGGCTGCGGAAAACCTTGGTATTTATGCCACGGAGACTAGCGGTCTTGCTCAAATGGCTGGTCGAGCAACTGGAACGCCTGCTCAGTCGTTGCGTAATCAAGTTCAAAGCGCTCGATTGCGTTTGTTGCAAGGCATTAAA